TACCAAACGTCCTACATTTTACCTCTAGCCAAAAAGACGTGTCTTGGCTTTCGCACCAATAGTCTAGCCCGTAGCTAACTGGAAGCTTATGACACCTAACATTCCAGAGGCCTTCTATAAAACCAGCGACGCGTTCTTCGCGTTTTTGGTCGTTAATATTCTCCATCTTTGGTTTTGGATTATCCATTTGTATCTCCTTTAATTAGTCTTCGTTAAAAAATTCTGGGTCGATCGCAACAATACGTTTTGTTGGTCTTCCCGTTCCCTTAGCTTTTAAATCTTTTTCTTGTATCTCCCCTGAGTTCTTTAATCGTTCTATAATTTCTTTGACTTCGTACGACTTCATTGATCTGAATATTTCACGTCGATCAATATCACGCTTACTTATACCCCATTCCCCTTGCGATCTGATAAAGCTTAGGACTTGTTTGATACGTCCTTCCATCTCTGAACCTGCAACTTTATCTTTACAGTTCTCTACAAGAAGCTGGTCGTAGTAATAAACATATTCAATTGCCCATTGAGTGATATCACCTTTAATTACTTTGGCCTTCCTGTCGTCAGCTAAAGCGCCGATCAAGGCAAGTCTCATTGCTTTCTCTCTTGTTCTAGAAAGTAAAACCTCCAGACCTTCTTTCTCTAAAACGTTTTGCTCATCAACCAATCTGTAAGCAAGCTTTTCAAAGAGGTCGTTGCTGTCATCATCAAAGGTCAAGATGCGTGATTTAAAATCTAACTCTGCGTTGTCCCTAGATATTTGCTCCATCTCGTTATCAACTTGACGTACGTGAGACACCCAATCAGATGTAGATTGAGGTGGCGCAACAAATGGAACCATTCTGCCTACAGTTCTTGGCACGTTAGACTCAACCACAATAAACCTATTCAAGAAACCATCGACGATACGACCTGTTGATAAAGCGCCGTAAAAGTTTTTAGGCACACTCATACCAACAAGGGTAATTGCTGGCTTGATGGTTGAGCGATCCATTGCTTCTTTCTGCTGCTTTTGATTCAACGTCATCATTGAGTAATTGTCAGGTCTTAAAACACCATGACACCTACCCCACGTTTCCATTAAGACTTGAATCGCGTCTTCTTTATTAGAGTTGGATGATTTGGAAATGCTTTCAAGACGCTTACCAAATTCATCCATTACCGTTATATGCGTTGGCTTGTATCTCAGCAAAGAGTAGATAGCACCACTTGAGGTGTACCCATCTCCTGCCATTAGATCGCCAAAATCTGCTTGCTGTAAAATATTCTCAACAACAGTCTTAACGTTTTCTTTGCCTTGGCCAGACTTAGCAATACACATAAAGAACAAAGATGAAAAGTTATTCATATTGGTTTTATACATTCTGCCAAGAGCAACTGAGCCTAAAGACAAAGCTGCTTGCATACTAATAGCAGGCTGAGATATCTGAGCAACCTGTTCTGAATACTCATAGATATCTTTTAATATACCTGGAGGAGAATAAAGATTGACTGGCTCTTTGATTGTTCTTTTGCCTGAGATATAAGACGGCGCTTGTTGAGTCTTACGATCATGGGTTTTCTGAACAGAGTTAACAACCGTAGATATCTCAGTAGCTGGCAAAGGCGGCTTATTCTGAGAGTTCCAAGACTGAATAAAGAACTCTGTAAAGGTTGTATTCAGACCTTTAGCAATTAAAAATCCTGCTAACCTAGCAGCTTGATCGTTCCTGCTTCCCTCAGTCACACCATCAATAGATAGCGGAGTTGATATAGGTTGGCCATCAACAGCTTTCTCAACGCCTGTTACCTTAACCCATAACTCTTTGGTAAAGTCTGGAAGATCTTCAACGTCGTTTAAATCCCAGTCTGGAATTTTAATAGGTGTATAGATAGCACCCGTTGCATGAATATTATGAGGGGCAACAATTAGACCGCCAACGCCTCTTATATCAATCAGCTTGGCAGGATCATATCCCTCAGTACGTCTTGCCACCCAAGTCGTAAAGTTTTCTGGATTGTTATAATAATAATGAACCCCTTTACCCGTCGCGACTTTAAAAGGTGTGACAGGGAGATTGGCTTCAACCCAATTGACCGCTTCGGCAGTATCTGCATCAACTACAATAAACTTACCGCAGACTAAGGCAACGACTACATCATCTCTCCCCTTAAACCACTTCTCTAGCTCTTCTGTAGTTGGCTGTCTCTCTTGAAACTTTTGCCACCCACCTAACTCTTTGGTTGGTACTTTGTTATGCCGATGTAAGGGGACTACGCTGAGCCCGTATTCTGCATAAGCAAGCGCAATGTCCAACGCAGAGTCTTGCTCTGTTACGTTTAAATTGAACACTGTTAAGCTTTTGTATCAACTTCTTCAATAGGGCCATAAATAGATTCAAAGTCTAGCTTGCCGCCAGACGCATGAATTATTTTTTTAGCTTGTTTAATAGAGGGTTGTCTCAAACCATATCTCCAAGCTTTGGTTGAGGCTGTCGAGCAGTCGAACAATTCGGCTGCAGGCTCAGTACCTATAAATTCAATATACTTTTTTAAAGTTATTCTTTGCACTTCTCTCTCCTTGTATTCTGGTTCTAGGTTTATTGTTTTGAAGGTTTTCAGCTCCTCATCTGTTAAGGCTTTGAGCCTCCAGAGGTAGTTAACCTTCCATTGCTTCTCGTGTACTTCTCTCATTTTACATTCCGTTAAAAATATGTAGTTCACGCATTGTAATTTATTTTTATATGATTTAAAATAGTTTTTTAACTAAAAGGAGAAGATAAATGTCAGAAGATATATTAAGTCGTATCGTAAGTCCAGGTCAGTTGGTAGATCAACAAGGCGCTAAGCTTTTAATCTACGGGGCTTCAGGTGCGGGTAAAACAACTACTTGTGCGACAGCACCTGGTAAAACTTTAATCATCAGTATGGAAGCTGGTCTGTTATCTATTAAAGATGCAGACAATGTAACCGCTATTGAAGTTAAAGAAGCGGCAGAAATTGAGCAGATTGCTCAAATGCTAGAGAATGGTCAGCTTGACTATGACACTGTTTGTTTAGACAGTGTTACAGAAATGTCTGAGCTTTTATTAGCGCAGGAGAAAGCAAGGTCTAAAGATCCTAGACAAGCCTATGGTGAGGTCATTACTGTAATGACAAGAACCATGCGTAGATTTAGAGACCTTAAAATGCACGTTATCTTTGTTGCAAAAGAAGATAAGTTGCGTGATGAATCAACGGGTATGTTTCACTATCAACCAATGATGGTTGGTGCAAAACTGCCTACCCAAATTCCTTACTTCTTTGATGAAGTGTTATGTCTTAGGACTTTCACTGAAGAGAATGAAGAAGGGAAGAAAGTAACCAATCGTTGGTTGCAAACAGTTCTTGGTGATAATTATGTTGCTAAGGACAGGAGTGGCAAATTGGATTCTTTTGAAGAACCTAATCTGTCATATATTATTAATAAGCTTGGATTTACAAAAGGAGAAGAATCATGAGCGATTTTACAAATGTCACTTTAGACTTTAGCGCTGAGGAAGAGAGATCTTCAACAATACCTGAAGGCGAATACTTGACGGAAATAAGTGTGTGCGAGAAAACTCTTTCTCAAGCAGGTAACGAATACCTAAAACTGGAAGTAAAAGTTGTAGGGGATAAATATCAAGGGTGGATTGCTAGAGACAATCTAAATCTTTGGTACACAAACGCTGACGCTGAAAAGCAAAACATGGTAAGGGAGATTGCTTCTAAGAAGTTTACTTCATTACTTAAAGCTTTAGGCAGAAGTAACGCGCCAACAAATGCTACGGAACTGCAAGGATGCAGAGTTACGAGTAAATTTGGTATAGAAAAGAGTAACAATCCAGACTATCCAAACGATAAAAATAACATCGTTGCATTTAAACCATTGGGCAATGCTGCACCACAACAACCAGGCGAGGCTCCTGCTTGGGTGAACGAAGATAAACCTTCGGCCACTCCAGCTAAACCAAGCTTGTAGGGATAAAGGCTTGCTAGGGCGCCTGCTTAAAGGTTAGTTATCTGTTCCCCTCAGATTAAACGCTAACCACCTAGTCTTCTTAATGAATTTCTAAACAAATATGATGATTTGGGTTGCACTCAGAGACGTCCAGTATTGTTGCTGGAATTAGACTTGAGTTTTCTTCCATTGAATGGAGTTGAACGTAAAGCTCTGCGGTATCTTTATTTGGAGCACGCAAGATCATAGCAGTAATCTGATCTTCGACCTTGTAGCAACAAATAAATTTAGGATAATGTGACGGCATTCATTAATACTATCACAATAATTATTTTTTGATTTAGCTTATATTTTCTTTATTTTGCTCTAAATTATTGACATATAAAGCAATCATTGCGTAATGAATAATCTTGAGTAAGTCAGCTTTTTGCTTGCCGTTTTTTTTGCCATACCTCATTGCATACTTCATTATATTGCCAATACAAAAGCCTTCACCATACCCAGAGTCAATGATCATGTCTGTTGCTTGGTACTTGCCATTGGCATAGTGTTGGCCATAAGTATCGTCAATATAATCTTGCAGTTCAGCAAACGTTATATCCTCGCTAAACTTATAATCAATCACAGCTCTAGGTCTACAATATTTGGCGAGTTGTAAATAGAAAGATGCCCGCCTTCTGAGTAATTCTTGTAAGACTCTAAGAAGCCTTCCATCTTTGCCCAACCTAAATCCATCTGCTCGTCTGTTATACGAAATACTTTGGATGCATAAGGGTAGCTTTTCTCTTGAGCTACAAAGATAAACTCTCTCATCTTAAATCCTGCCGCTTCCATCCCTCTTCGATACCAAGCTGCTTGCATGTCATAGCCATACTTTCTAACAGAGTGAACAAATTCTTTTGGGTCGCATGATTGAGTAGTCTTGTAGTCAACCACACATATCTCATCGTCAGCATAAGGGCTTTGAACAGGAGGACAGATAACGTCTGGTCTACACTTACAAAGAACCTCTCCTTCATACCAGTAGAAACTAGCCTCATCAACCTTGCCATCTGCATTTAAATAGATGTTGCCTTCTTCAATCATATGTTGCTTCATACCTTTGATGTCTTTCATCTCATTCTCTTTAATAACCGTTAGACCCCTTTCCTCGTATTCTCTTTTTAGATCTTTGTTAGCGTTGGTATAAGGCGAGCCCATTATGACAGCTACTGTCTGGTTAAATACTTCCTCACCCTCTACTAATAAAGCATGAGCGGCTGTACCAAAGTTCATCGCAGGGGTGGTTTCCTGGACTTTTTCAATTGCGTGCAGTTGAGATTTGCCAAAAGCTCTAATCTTACTGCTACTAATACCAACGCCAGCGTGGTAAATCGAGTTTGGTATATCTGCAAATACAAGGGAGTTACCCTTTACTTCAGATTTAAATTCTTCAAGTTCCTTTATTATCATCTTCATACTCCAAAAGCATCGTTTGCACGACGTTATTATTTAACATTGGCTTAGGCCAATATCTTAGTTTCTTGTAAATATTTTGTAGGTTTTCTCCAAAATCTAATTTCTCATTGTACTCTGGACTACCAATTGAATTCCAGTAATTTTTAACCTCAATCAACTCATTCCTTGATCCTTGAAAAGTTATCTCTAACTCTCCTAGGTTAAAAGGAATAAATTTAAAGTCACCCGTCTTTTTTTTAAGCGGGTAGCAAAGTTTTGGTTTACCGATCTCCATACATTCTATTTACAATATTTGGAAACTTACCTGAAAAGTCCACTTTAATTTTGTCTGGAGTTA